CATTGGATTTATCCAGTGTATTAACTAGATATAATTTAGTTAGAGAACCCCACGAGCTTTAGTCGTGGGAGTATGTCAGGCTTGACCAATCTCGTCCAGCATAACAATCATAATCCATAGCGTGATAGGAAAGACCCAATAATGAATAAAAATTCTCTGCATCATCCGATAAAAAGTCCTCTAACTTATTTTTAGTTTCATCGTCTGAGAAAATAGATTCATCATCAATATTAGCAATTAATTCATACATAGCAAGATCACTCTTATAATAATCGTTTTTCTTACAAAGTTCTTTATATTTAGCAACCTTCTCGTTTACACATTTATTGAAAAAATCAGGATTGTCTTTTTTAATTTTCTTAAGAATATCTATCGCCTCATCCGCCTCTGGAATACTGGCTTTAAATCCATAAATGCAAAAGCTTGAACTACTTGAATTACTTACGAAACCATTTCTTATTTTCATTTTTCTCCTTTTTAATTAATAACATTATTCACTATTCTTTTTTGACGCTTTTGAAAATGACTTCAAAGACTTCCACCTGACGCCAGCCCAACCAAACAATGGGTCGCACGGATCTCCCAACTCGTTAATGACTTGTCCTGTTCTCTTACGAATTCTAAATTCACTATATTGCGACGAACTGTAACTATAAACGGTAAATTTGCTTACCCTTCTGATTACTTTGCCATCCAGAAGGGCTTGCATTGCTCCCGCATCAGTTAAAAGCCCACTTTCTTTATCAATCATTCGCATATCGTTTTATTCCATAAATAAATTCACTGTAATTATTCCAATTGCCAAATTTCTCTTTGATTTCACTCAAAATCTTATCATCTGTCAAGTCAAATTTTTCACAGACGTGAGAGATATATTCGGCATCATATAATTTCTTTCGTCTCTTATTTATCTCTTTAACCTTGGCAAAAACTTCGTCACGACTAATTCCTCTAGTTTTCTCCAGATACCTTGCCATCTCGTTTTCACAATATATCTCTAGTTGACATACCGGACACTGCGAAGGATGCATAGAGTAACCATTGTCATCCATCTCTTTCAATTGCTCATCAGTTAATTCTGAATTATCAATTTTCAAATGGTCATCGCACATGATATGACCATTTTCGCACCGCACACAATCAAAATCTTCTGGCGAAGCGTCCATTCCGGTATATGTCTCACCACAAACACAACATATAAAACTTGATGAACTAGAATTACTCACAAAACCATTTCTTATTTTCATACTAATTGTGCTCCTCGTGATAATACCCTTTTTCGTGTTTTTTAACTATTTCTCCATACTTAAAAATAGCATCATCGATAGCTTCATAGAATATATATGGATCATCTTCTATTATACCACCAAGTTCTTTTTCGAGTTCAAGTTGAAGCGCATAGGTCAAATCGTGAGGAGTTAAACTACAATCATTCCCTGAAACATACTTTACAACCTTAGCGTCTACACCTATAACCTTTTCATTACAAGCTATATCCTCTATGATTTTTGCCTCAATAGATTCCATCTTGGAAGTTATTTCTTTAAAGTTTTCAGATGGGATAATTATTATAAAACTTGATGAACTAGAATTACTCACAAAACCATTTCTGATCTTCATTTTTCTCCTTGCAATATTTCAACCGTCTCGTTCACGTTAACCCATTCGTATTCACTATCCATCCAATGTTTATGACCTTCAACAATCGTAGTCCAAGTTTGTGTATCGACTATCCATGCCGAATCCCAAATTTGCGCCTGTTTTTTAAGCTCATCTATGTCGTCACCTATTGCATCTAAATCACCCAATCCGCCACTTGCTTCATATTTATTAGATTGAAATAGCCAATATCTTTTCATTTTTTGATTCCCTTTCAGTCGAACTCATATATATCATATGCATGGAATTTATCATTAACAATAATTTCTGTTACTGGCACTTCATTTTCTAAAACAGTACAATCGGGATTTTCTTGGTTATATTTTTGTATCGCTTCTTCTCTTGTAACATCAATATAAACGGTCTTACATCCTAACCAACCAATTGCAACTAATTTCATGTCTTTAATTATTATTCGTCAATCCACTCATGTTCAAATTTTCCGTCTTCAATCCCAAGTACTTCTAATATTTCAGGAATGATTGCATCAATGGCTTCTTCTCCGCCACGTTCAACACTTTTCTTTACCGCCATATAACGACCTTCTTCGGCAAGCCTTTGAGCCTCATTTGAACGCCACTTTCTATCTTCTTCGTCGTAAGGTGCGCACCAATCTCCCATTGTTTTAATAGTTTTTGCCTTTAGTTCTTCCAAAGACATTTTTTCATCTTTTATATAAACTACAAAAGAACTGCTACTTGAATTACTAACAAATCCGTTTCTTGTTTTCATTTTTCTCCTTATTAATAATTGTCATTGCTTACATATTGAAAGAACGTAGAAAGTCTATCAATATTTCTTATACCGATTTTGTCAAGAGCCTGTATGATTCCCTTGTCTCTTTCGGGATCGTCTTTTATCTCAGTAACGTTACCATCATCTGAATCAAAAGAAAAACCCAAAATCCAATTGCCAGTGCTTTCACCGCCAAAATAATACCTATCTTCTTCCACTTGTAATTTTGATTCTATTTTTTTCATCGCCCTATATAATGCGTCCATAAGATTCCCTCCGTCTTCTTTTATCTTGGCTAGGTCAATCCCCAACGATTCAGAAAGATTCTTCTCATTGATCTTAATCCCTCTTACAATAAAACTTGAACTGCTTGAATTACTAACAAATCCATTTCTTACTTTCATTTTACTCCTTAGCAACTTTCAGACAAACTAATATATGCAGTCTTATCTATTTTTTTAACTTCTTCCAAAAGCGCATGTGTTATTTCCTCTTGGCTGAAAAACACTTCTGCCTTTCCTTTTTTAGGCAACTCATGACCACACATATCGTTGTATTCCATAACAGTTGCTGGAATATCGTCAACGTCCCATGTCTTAGATAGATCATCCTCGGAAGAATAAACTCCGTTCAAAACAACGACTTGTGTATCCTTGAATTTATGACCTTTTTGAGTTTTCAATTCAGATTTGAAAAACGGATGAACATTTTTAATTGCTTCATTATAAACGTTTTTATCAACGAATATACAAAAACTTGAACTACTTGAATTACTCACAAAACCATTTCTTATTTTCATTTTTCTCCTTATTACTCTCTATCCACTTTAACATCAATAACTTCGGATTGGTCACACGCCATAACATAAAGCAATAAAGATTGTGCCGCCTCACCAAAATCACTATAACTATTCAACATAGAAGTAAAAAATTCTGATGTGAATGTTCCATCTTCATTCTTTTTCGTACGTTTTTCAATCCTACTAATGATATCTTCATGGTCTTTGTCCCATTCGTCAAAATTATATTCATTACTATCGTAATCGTAACTGCAAATATCATATAACTTTGCAATCGCTCCACGAACAGTAAACTCATCCCCAAAACCTCTAATCCGCCAATTTAAAATAAAACTGGCAGAACTTGAATTACTAACAAATCCATTTCTAATCTTCATTTCTTCTCCTTTTCAATAATTTTGAGAGTTCTCCCACAAATCGGACAATAGTTAAACACAGTTAATTCTTCTGGTGCAACATTATTCGTATCAATATAAATATCTATATCACGCTGCCCAAACAACACACTAGTATCGTATCCATCAGACCAATATCCAGTCATACACCAACCACCATCTATGCAGTTTTTATCGTCATTATCCATGATTTCTCCTTTTCAATATTATACAATCCATCAACGATAAATCAAGCAATAATTTTAGATTTCAAAGACAGGACACTCCCTCGCCCCATGTACACTATCAACATTATTAATCAATTTTGAACGAAACGCTTTCATTCTTTCGTCATACCATACATCATTTATGAAATTATCACAATTATCTACATCAATTCCATCTTCCCATCCACTAATATGCTCGCAAAAACTGCATGGATAACATTTCGCGTCCGCCCCAATATACCAACTGAAACAGGTTGATTCGCAAGGCTCTCCAACTTCCTTAAACTCATTGTAATTAGGATGGTCTTTAACTGCGTCGAAAAACTTTTTACAGCCGCAACTATCAAATCCAAATTTAATCTTTTTATCCAACGCCAAATCAACGAGAGACTTATATTGCTCGGAAGTCAATGAAGTAAATCCAACCCCACGCCCCTTCTTTTTCAATGAAAGCATAACTAACGCCCCCATCCCTTTTAATCTTGAATCGGTTGTCATATCGTTAATAGCTTGAACAGTTCTGTCATATGTCTCCCGGCTGATCATGGCATGTATGTTGCATTGATTTAGCCCTCTCGCGACAAGCTTCTGCACGGTATCATAACATACATTCTTATCATCATATAAACTGACAGCACAAGCCCCCATCACTCCAGCCAATTTATCCGCAACTTCATCACTTACATCCGCTACTGTAACATTAGGAATAATACCAATCTCTCTGCAATAAGCCGCCATCTTCCACAAATCAGGATTAGATGTAGCGGTAGAATCAACTCCGAACGCAATTTGGGTCAGTATCTTCGGAGTCTTGTCTATGATTTTCTTAAATGTTTCAAAACTCATATTGTAACCATTTGGCGTATTACTCTTATAGCAAAATGCACAAGGTTTACGAATCTCTTTACCATTTATCTTAGTCAATGCCCCTGAACAAGCTGTTGTAATTTCAATGTCTGCAATTTCAGCAAATACAGGAGAAAATTGTGGGTCTTCTTCGTATGTCTTGCCCCAACGTTTAAAATCGCCATTTATCTTGTCGAACGTATAATTATAGTTCTCAGATATACATACTTTTACCGTAGGGGCATCAAGAATGAAAAAATGTTCTCCATTAATATGATAATTATATGATTCACTATTATTTTGAAGGTCTAAAACTTTATCTCTATTTAATGTGTTTAAAACGTTCGTAATAAACATCATATTATGTTTTTTAATTTCAGTCATATTTATCTTTCTATTTATTCAATGTTTTTCAACCAATACTAAAACCAATTATACGTTTAAGTTTTTCAGGCTTATCAATCGGTGTATATTTATTTTCAGTTTCATTCCACTCATACCACTGTTCGCAATTACCAATACGAGATCCATAGACCCCATCGACAACTTTTTCAATAACTACATATTTATAAGAACACTCATGGATATCGCATTGATTATTTTCTACAATATTTTTAGCATCTTCTGGCTTTTTGCACCAACCAACAGTTCTATTCCCGCCATGTGACCAATATTCTTTAGTTTTCTTTTTTCTTTCTAATCGACTAAGTGAATTGTCGCAATAAGGCGGTATGTCATAGAGGCAAGTTATTGTATAAATATATTGTCTTTTTTTCATATTTCTGTTACAAACTTTTTTAATTTTCCACATTTTTTACATTGAAGAATCTGAATCTTTTTCCTAGTCGCATCACTCATTTGCCAAGGAAGTCCAGTCTTAGTCAGAGTCCTTAACGTTCCAACTTATTTAATTGAATGTTCAAATTTACTCTCTGTCGTCTCATTTGAAATAATTTCCCAGTTGTGCTTGCATCCAAACATAATATGTCCTTTCTAATTATTAATTTCAACCAATAATAACAGATTTAAAACAAAAGTCAATAACTATTTTAAAAGTATAAACGGCTATCGTCATTTTCTTCAGTATCGTCTGGAACAATTCGGCAATTATATACCATGGGCTCCAACAAAACATTCATTATATTATGAATTTGCTCGTCCGATAATTCTGAATGCAATATTGCGCTGATATATTGTTTAGCCCGATTTTTTGTAATATCCAATGTACTATATGCGCCCATGACTTCTCCTTGTTAAAATGTTATTTCGAATGGGATATTTGAGACAACACCTTCATCAACATTAATCAATGCAATCGATAGCCTTTGGAACCACAATCCAATCGCTTTGAAACCTTCATTTAAGTTTTCAAAACTTTTCAAACCTTCCATTTTATAACTGAAGTCCCATATATTATCGTTGCCCTTTGCTGCCAATATATTTTGGGTAAGAGTGGTTTTCCCGTTGTCATGATAAACTTCAAATGTACACTCTAAAAGTCCACTCTTGCGTTCCAACTTCATAAGCTTGATTTTATGCATATTTTATTCCTTCTCAATTCTGTCGTTCAATATTCCACACAACCATTTTGCATCTTCCTCTTCATAACATTTGAATGATTTTTCTCCATCTGTAACATGCCGCCACTCAGAAAAACCATCTTCGCCCCAATTATCGTATTCTATTTCCCACTTTTTAGTTCCCATGATTTATTCCTTGTCAATATCTTTTATTTCGCCCTTGAATTCAATCCATTCTCCAAGCTCATTGTAACCGAATATGACTCTTGTTACAACCCCATCTTTCTCATAATCAAATGTCATTCCACCCTCACGCAAATATGTGTCAGCACTATCAATAAAACCCGCATTAATAATTTTAGAACCAATCATCTCTTGAAGAGCAGAATTAACAGCTATACATTCAGGATGACAATTATTTAACGGCACTAATTTATTTAGATATTCCATGTTTTACCCTTTCTTATTTAATCAAATCTTTCGTATATAGACCCCAATCCAAACATTGCTCTGACCCAATGTAATTTACAAAATCTACCAATATAGCATCAATATATTCCTGTTTAATATAGTTAATGTCATCAGATTTATCCAACTCATTCATATGAGAATTTCTAATTATAGATTCTTTACATCCAAGCCTATAATCTTTGGCACATCCCGTAATATAATCAAGCATATCTCCTCTGGTCTTAATTTCACTCATGAGTTCAAAGCCTCCCTCAAAGTACGTTTATGTTTATGCCCGACGAATATTGAACCGTCAGCCACAAAAGCACTTACGTCAACCCATATTAAATCATGTTTACTAAGCAATTGCGGTGGTAAATATAGTTTCTCACCATCTCGGAGACAAGTAAAAGCATGATATTGTGTCGCAACAAGAATTATTCCGTTTTTAAAAACAATTTCAAATACCGTATAATTCATTTGACACTTTTTTCTTACGCGAACAACTTCCAATAAATGCATTGGTCCGTCATGAGATTCAGATTTAATTTCCATATCAATACTTTCTATTCATTTCAATATAGGAATACTATAACAGATTAATTATCCATTTTCAAGCTATTTCTGCATTTATTTTCCATTTATATTGAAGGGAAGGAACACTCTTTAAAGTTTCCATTTATATCGGAAACAATCAACTGGACAATCGCCAATATAATTATAGAAAGACTTTATATTATCTCGACCACAAGAGATGTTAATTAAATAATGGACGCCTCTTCTTTCTGGTTTTGCATTTATCCCTGCATCCTCCTTCAATCTAAAACATATAAAATCTTGATCTTCTTTGGAAAATGATTGTGAGCATAAAAACACCTGCAACATATTTTTATGCCAATACGAATACCCATCGTCCATGAACCAATTACTCAGCAATAAAGGGGTTATAACTATATCTTTTGGAATTATTTTAATCCCATTAACGTACCACTTGTCGTATATATTAGTTAATTCTTTATGCACCAAAGATTGAATTATATAATAAGGACGAGGATTGATTATTTCCCTATCACCAACAAACGGTTTTTTTGTGTATTCGTATGGTCCTTTAATTCTTTGAGAGTATGTTTCTGGAAATAAATATTTAGCAACATATTCAATATGCCCAAAATGGATATTCTTTTTATAGAAACAAGCGTTTATTCCTTTTCTGAATAAACTACCATCACCCATAAGACTTCCATTTATAACTTGCATTGCGACTAAATCAAAAGACATACCGTCACTATTTCTAACAGCCAACCAACCATCGCTTTTATTTCTGACTGGAATGTCAAAATTTTTTAACGAACCTCTTACAACTCCAGCATTGGATTGTGATAATTTTGCAATTTCATTTAAACCTTTTGACTCTATTATGTATTTTTGGAACAACCATTCTTTGTCGTTTAACAAATCATAAGATGAAAATCCTTTTTTTGCAAATCTTTTTGATCGAATGGGGATATTGTATCTTTTCAAGGCGCATTTTACGCTCGTTTTTGATTTTACCCCTATCTCATCACATATTTGTTGCATACTCATTTGTTGAAATATGTATTTATTTTCCAACCACAACCTATCCCATAACAATATGTGTTTCATAATACGTCCTCCATATTATTACTATTCATAATGTTATGAGCGTTATCCTTTAATTATTTTTTTAATTCAATAAGATATTTAATGTCAATTTGAGATTCTTTGTAAACAATCGTCTCGTCATTAAGAACGCCACTAACATGATTTCCTTTCGCCCAACAAGAATCGTATCCAGTTGGAGGTCCGCTATATGGACCCTTTGGAGTATGATATTTACCCATTGCAACATCACAAACGAAATTAAACGTTCGTTCCGAAGACCTGCCGCCCCAAAAACCTATTGCGTAATTTGTACTTTTAGTGCTAGAACCTGCGATATGACAAGGGGCCGTATAAACGCCGGTCCCAAACATTTTTCCGGAGATAGCCGCTTTACTCGGAGGTCTTACCAAAAATCCGGTTTTTAGCAAAGAGAGTGCGTTTTCTGATCCTGTGCCATGGTATCCTTCTATAATATTGGTCATTTTTGCACCATGATTCTGAAAAGCTTTTCTCATCGGACGGATATGAATCGACCAAAGATTAATAGGCTTATAATCATAGCAACTATGTTGACGGCTTCGCATGTTTAAATAATTGGTGAAAATACGATTTTTTATCTGGTCGTCTGAAACAATATCAAGTTCTGTATCAAAAACCTGTTCTTCAATTGGAGTTGGTTTGTTGTCCGTTGAAGGCTTTGATGCCGAAACCAAAGACGCCTGCAACCCATCAAGCACTTGACTTTGTGTTTGAACCTTGCTTATATCCACCCAAAAGTCAGACAATTCAATACGCTTCCTTCCAATGTCTTGAGGGATAAGCATACAATAATCCCTATGCAGTTTCATCAACGCCTCTCCGTAATTTTTATTAATGACACAATCTGAAATGCCATCAAGAACATATCTAGCCTCATCAACTGTCGATTGGCTAACCATACCCATTGCTGTTTTAAATGTTCCGCTGTCATAATTGTACTGGATATTCCCGCCCGAAAAAGTAACAATATTATGAACGTTTTGCTTGGTGAAAAAATCAATTAGATTAATTAATTCTCTATTGGTTGAAGACTTAATGATCTGTTTTTTTGCAATAATTGACAAATCTTTTGATGTACTCGATAGCGTTTTATTTTGTGTGGTGCTTACGTCAGAGTCAATAATGTCAACCTTTCGGTATCCGATTTCGCCATTTCTTCCATCTCGCATTTTTTCAGACACTTTTTGATCTAAAAATCTCTTTCCGCCATCCTTGACGTTGCTTTGCCCCTCATCGCCAACCCTACCCCATCTACAATGAACCGTGTCATCGTCGTGAAGTTCTCCTATCCAAAACTTGTTATTGTTTTTTACTGGATCGGATTTAATTAAATGGACTCTCTCTATTACATTTGACATAATTACGCCTTTCTTTCAATGTTTTTCAATCAATGTTGCTATATCATTACATAATCATAATTCAATGTCAAGCGATTTCAATAAATATTTTTAATGTAATTTATATCCATTCGCTAATCATAGTTGGAGGATATTCTCTTTTTTGAAACAATATATCAAATATAGGGTCAAAATCATAATCCACAAAGTCTTCTTGAACCATATTTATTTTGGCAATTACTTTTTCAATATCACCCAAATCTCCGATTAATTTTCCTTTGCAAACTGTTGGACAAATATAACTATTACGATTTGGCAACAATGTGCAGACTTTGTTCCACATTTGATGGATGCTGATATAATTTAAGAGTTCTGATTTAGCTACATGGGGTAATCCAAGAACGATATCAGTAAGATTAAGACTTGTAAATTTAATACTGTCAAATATCGTCATTAGATTGTTTTTAACGATATCATATTTTAAGTTCATGCTTCTTAGTTGTTTGATTTCTGTTTTGATTCTTCTTTTTTCAGCGATATATTTTTTGATTGAACTGATTGAAGAAAAACTCCTCGATGTATTTTTAAAATCGCGTTGTATTTGTGCAATAGCCGATACAACGATCCTACAATTTATTTGTTCAATTATTTGTGGATTAGAAAATATACCAAAAAACAGTCTATTCCTTTTTAATATGGCTTCTGCTGTTTTTTCTTGAACGAACTTATCATATATTTCTATTTGATCTTCCAATTCTTCTTTATATTTGTTAGCCATTTGTAATATATCGTGTTTCGAGTATGTATTCATGTTTATTCCTTTCTATGTCATTCAATGTCAAGCGATTTGTTTAAAATTACGCCTTTGCCCTTACAATGAGGACAATCTTCCAATGGATCATTAATAAAATCCATTAATTTATCAAGATATGTCTTTATATTCTTTTCCAAATCCTCTTGATTATTGCCTATAAACGGTTCAATACAGGTATATCCTCTATATTTTTCTTCCGCATGAGTCATTTCAAATATAGGAATATCTCTAGCGTTTTGATACCGTTTTTCAAATTTAGGTTTTCTTTTTGTTCCCTCATTTTTGTTAATTGTATACACAAGAGGCTCATGCAAAGGAACTACTTTTGATACACCAAAACAAAAAGCATAATCGGATGTAATTTTTGCATATTGACTAATTATATTCTCATTCACATGTTTTCTTATAATGTCAAAGGATTGTTTGCTTGTTAATTTGCACGGTCTCTCTGGCAATATAAGGTCTGGGAAAACGAGTCTATCCAGCAATTGATAGGTGACATCGTTTTGCGTTATTTTCGTTTCTCCTTCAGATTTATAATTCGTTTTGTAAACAGGAAATTCAAAACCTTTGTGTTCCTGCACTTCATCCAACGTTATATTGGCAATTATTTCAAAAGGCACATCTTCTAATTTGTCTGGTTGCGGATCGGATTTAAGAGCATATAAAGAACTCAAATGCTGATATTCTTTTTTAAAATACCAACTGTATTCCTTATCGTCTCGCTCTGCAACATCTTCCCGATTAAAAACCAAAGGTACTTTTTCTGAAGTCATTGATGTGTCAATCAATTCATATCTATGATTAATATCTTTTTGTTTGACATATATCTGCATTAAAGACGGAACTTTTTCTAACACGAACCAATGCTTGTTGAATGATTGTTTTGGTTGTTTCCCGTCAAACAAAAAAAGCGAAAGATTAACTTCGTAATATTGTCTAAATGAATGGTCTTTAACAAATACGCCATTTTTCTTTGTTTGTATAACTTCCAACTGTTTGATGGTTTCCATGCTTAGTCCTTTCTATGTTTTTCAATCAATCTTGCTATATAATTACATAATCATAATTCAATGTCAAGCGATTTTTAGATCAATTTTCAAATGTCAATAAATCCATGCGATTAGATTTAACCCATTTGTGGTGTTTTTTGGTAAATCCCATACATTTAGCAATATTAAGAGCCACATCATAATTTAATTTATTAGGGTCTTTGGAATAGCCTCGATATTGTGGATACGCTTCGTCTTCTTCCCATTCCGAAAATCCATCAAACGATACAGTCCTATACTCTAATTCGTTTTTCCATTCTAGCAACCACATAGCCGAACCATCACTGAATGCATTAATTGTCCAACGATGCGGGCTAAATTTTTTATAAATGTTTTTCATAATATCTTTTTTCTAAGTTGTTTCTTTTTTGTATCGATAAACGTTCTACCTTTTGCCCCAAACTGAATTGAAGAACATCCTAATCTGGAAAAAGTGTCGGATATTGCATCTAACATCGGTTGTTGAAGATGTTTAGATTCTATTTTAACACTTTTTTGTTTTTTCTCAGACATGGAAACTACCTTTCATTTGATTTGGCGTGATAATACGATTCTTATTCATCTCTTCTTCCTTAATCTTATTTACGGTTTCTTGAGCTAAATTATCAAATGCGTCAAAACATTCTTCAATCTCATAACCTTCAGGAAAATCCATATTAAGTCTAACTGGTCCCATGTTTGTTCCCACCATGAATGAACCGACAAAAGTGCTCATGGAACCATCTAAAGGAAAATTCCCTATAACAGTTCTCCCCTCTCCATCAGTATAATTTTTAATCTCAGAAATAATTCGCGTTTCTGGAGTAACTTCTTCTGTTCCTTCGTCATTATCCAACAATGTAAGCTTTGGTTCTGTCATTTTTTCTCCTTTGTATTACTTTTTTGTTTATGCACTTTTTGTCGATTTCATATAGATTCTAATGCGCTTCTCATCAAGAGTCTTATTGAGTAAATCATTGCAATCTTCAATTTTAATTTTTTCAATCTGCTTCAACTTATCGTTCATATCGATATCACTTTCAAAAAACGCCTTGTAATTACTGGACAATCCTTCAGACGTTTCTGAGTTCTTTGCAATATTTGATATTAAACTAATCTTAGCGCAATCAAAAATTGTTTTATCAATGCCATCTCCAGCAACTTGATTCAAAACCTTATCTACACTATCAAAAAACAAATCAATATTTTTAGCATCCAAATAGGCATATAATGTCAAGGCGTTAATCCTTCCATACTCCATTTCGTTCTTATACGCGCCTGTAGAATAAGCCAATCCTAGCTTCTCCCTTATCTCATTAAACATATAAGAGTACATCCCACCACCAATTACGTTAATAAGAACTTTACTTGCTAGATGATTAATGTGTCCATCGGGGTAATACGGATAAATTATATTCGCAGCACTTTGTGAGGCATTTAAATTTTCAACACAAATAGGTCGCGAAAAATCTAATTTACTTTTCCACATAGAACCGGCATATGAATTTATCGAACCACCCTTTAGATATTCATGCGTTTCAGGAAGCGTTTGTGCAACCATTTTCATCAATTCTTTTTCAGTATGATTCCCAACAATTACAACCATGAAATTTCCAATACTAATCGTGCTATTGAGATAAGCCCGTAGTTTATTTGAAGTAACAGAATTCACTAACTCTTTGCTTCCGATTATAGGATGTCCCAAAGCTCGACTATAAACTGTTTTGCCTACATAATCGCAAAACCAACTCATAGGATTGTCGTCATACATATTGATTTCTTCGTTAATGACAGTCTTTTCTTTTTCAATTTCACTTTGCTCGAACGTTGAATTAAAAAACATGTCGCTTAACAAATTAAATGCTTTGGATACATTTTTCTTTGGCAATGTAAGATGATACATTACGAAAGTGTTGCTTGTATATGCGTTTGGATCTGCGCCTATTAATGCGAATTCCTGATTAATCTGTTCATAGTTCCTGTTTTTCGTTCCCTTGAAAAACATATGCTCGCAAAAATGTGACAAACCTTCTTGATTTGGTTTCTCATAATTAGCGCCATTTTTTACGGCAATTCCAACGAAAGAAACGGGACTTGAATTTTTAATGTGCAATACACGAACGCCATTAACATTGAATACATTAGTTTTAAACATTTATATCCTTTCTTTGTTGGGCAATGATTATTCAGCTAAACATCTTAACGAAGCCATTAATTGTTCCAGCAAGAAATCCAGAAACCATCCCGCTAAGAATTGATATAGCTAACCACATTTTCCATGTATATGCCAGTGCTAAAGCGGGGAATATGGCGTTAACCGACCAAATAACAGCGAGTGGATAAAAAACAATCATTGCCAATGCAAACAAAATCAACAAACACCCTAAACAACCTTTTGCTTCGTCATTCTTCATAATATCTCCTTTTGTTATAATTGAATCTCAACCTGACATTTCTATTATAACAAAAAGCATATGAATTTCAAGATTTTTTTCTATGGATTATTGGTTTGTCTGTTTTATTGCGCAGATAGACATTGACCAAACCTAAAATCAAAGGATAAATAGTCATGGCAAGTTCTGGCTCTATATGGATAGGTAAACCAAAATAGGCACTTATTGCTCCAACAATTGCGATTATATTAACCCATACAATTCTTGATTCCCACCACTGTTTACCTTCTGGAATAGTGGTCAGGCTTGTTATAAGATTTTGAATCATCTCCGTAGGAGTATTGTTTATCTTATCAACAATTGCATTAAACTCTGATTCGGTAGCTGGATTTTCCGCGTTGCCAACCTTCAAAACCCTAACTCTTGTTGCGTTAAAGACTTCTAGTTCTACTGGAAAACCATCTATTGTAGTTGTGATTATAGTACTCATAACTACTGATTCTAAATTCTAATTTAAAATTCCTTTAAGAATTAAATAACTTTCCAATAATCTTTAAGGGCAATTATATCTTCTTTAGGAAGTTTGTCTAAAATTGTCTTAACCCGTTCTTCTTTAGACGTTTTCAACAACAATTCGTTTTTTAAATCAAAATATCGTTTACTGTAAAAAGGTGCAGTTTGAGACTCCCGAAGATCAAATCCGTACGATCTCTTGCTGGTCGCCAACACGGGAGGAGCCTGTATGCGTTTAGCAAAAGCAAAGCCGTCAAAAAGATTCCACCATTTTTCCAAATCTTCTATAAACAACGAAATGTCTCCATTAAAATGTTTTACGACTATATCAAATTCACATCCCAAATTTTCTTCCAACCTACGATCCAAAGTCCATCGCAATATATCTGCTGGCGTTGCTCTGCTCCATCGCTCCACCCAACTCTTAAATAACAAATCATGATATTCGTAAATCGATGGATCACCTAAGCCTTTTGTGACATCTTGTTTTTCACTTAATTCAGCCGAAGGTCTTACAGTTATACTTCCAGAAGGGATTACATAGTCTCCATTAATCTCATTTATATAATTAGCTAGTTTATAGACATCTGTTTTCCATACATCGGCTAATGGGGCAAAAAATCCACCAAGATCTCCATATAATGTTGTATATCCCACTGTCATTTCAGATTTATTCGCATTACAAGTAAAAACGCCACCTACAGAAGAAGCTATAGCAGACAAAACTCTTGCCGAACGGTCTCTAGCCTGTATATTCTCAAAACAAAAATTACTAACTTCGAAACCCAATGACTGTAATTGCTCCCTAGTAGAATTTGCACTATCTTCAATTGGTACTACATAATATTTACAACCAATATTACTAGCCAATTGTTCCGCTAGAATCCTTGTCTTTTCAGAATTGAATTTTGTTGGCATATTGATTAGATATAGATCTTCCTTTGGATTAGGCATAACTAAGCTGAATAATGCTGCTACAACCGCAGAATCAATTCCACCAGATGCCCCGATTACGACCTTTTTAACGCCTATCTGATCCATAAACTCTTTAATGCCATATCTAAGACATTTATAAAGCATTTCGACATCGCTTGGGTTTGAATTTATGTCGATTTGCTTCTGATATTTAGGCGTTATAATTTTATTGCAACAGCATTCTTCAAAAGGTTCCGCGATACTGGTGAATAACCCTCCACGATCATAAATTCCGCTATTCCCATCAAAAGTATATAATGTTTTACCGTTATTTTGGATTCCAACATTATTTACATATATAATCGGCTTTTTGTGCTTAATGGCATGACGGGTGAATACTCTATCTCTCTTGTCGTTTTTCCCCATTGTAAAAGGCGAACAACTAATGTTAACTATCATATCGCATTTAGGAGCCAATATGTCAATCGGATGAAAAGAATAATCTGTATCCCAACAATCCTCGCACAGCAAAAAAGCGATATTTACGCCATTAATTCTAATAGATGGTTTATAGCGTTCTTCAACATAATTATTATATGTATCAGATTTAATTGTATCTTCATCCGTAATGTCTCTAGCAAGATTGAAGCCATCATGTATCAGTTTGCGCTTATCATAAAAATGTCTATTGTCATCAAACAAACGGTAATTGGGTTGAAGTGTTTTACAAACTACCGAAACAAGATGTCCATCCCTAGCGATAAAACACGAATTATATTTGCGAACCCTGCCATCCTCATTAGTTTCTTCATCATCCACGTCAATGTTCCCGAATGCTACGGCAATATTTTTTGAAGCATAGATGATTTCCTCCCCACAACGTTTACATTCTTCTATGAAGTCGTTGCACTCCCACATATCCCCGATAACATAACCCGGCACGACAAGCTCACTAAAAACGATTAAATCAACCTTAGCCGTTTTTGCTTCTTCTATCTTTTTAAGAATTTTTTCGGTATTGATTCTTGGTTGTCCAGGAATTACTTTAATCTGAGCTATACAAACATTGATTTCATTATTTTCTGTCATACAATCCTTTTCAATATTCTTCCACCAAAGGAGTTCCTAATCCCGTACCAGGTCTCCCTTGAGTTCTAGAATCCCAACGAATCCATTCCACAGAGTGTACGCATTCAATATGCCACAATTCCCATCTCCCCCCAATAGCCTTCCTGCACCACTTGTGATTAGAAAAGAATATTTCCATGAATCTGTTTCTATTTAAGAACAAAATAATTCGTTTAATCATAAATCCTCATTTTCGACAATATTATCAAACAAACAGACTTCATCTATCTCATCTTTGAATATAGGACACTTCTTTTTACTACACAAAGGCGAAAAAGGCGGTAACATTTTAGGTCTCGATGGATGAGAACATATTATATTGCAAAAACCTGAATATTTACAATATTGTTGGAATGTTTCAAATCTCATTATAATTATACTCCGGTTTTTAAAATGTGGTTGCGAGAGATGGGGTTGAACCATCCGATATAGCACATGTGACTATATCGTGACCTTGCCTAGCCATTTCTGGTTCTCGTTGTGGTCGGCGTCATCCCGCAATAAAAACAGTTTAATCCAATTCTCCTGCCTTCTCAAGCACAGCCTTAATTGAACGGATCGCATGACCATTCAACTTTATACTGAAGTTTTCTCCTGTAATCTGCAATTCCTTACCCCAACGCTTCAAATCATTCTTATTGGTGGGCTTGGAATAACGGACTACAACATTATCACCATGGCTTCTAATGCTCTTCTGACGACTATTTACACGATACCTTCTCGATGCTCTTGTCACTTCTTTCATTTTTCTCCTTTTTTGTTTTCGTTAACTACACTATTCTCAAATATTCTATCTTTCTCTTGTTGTTCCGAACATTTATTTCTTTGATGTTCGTCACACATTTCAAAACAAGCATATCCGTTTCCAGCACAAACACGCCAAGCAACGCATTTCCTATATCGCTTACCTTGAGACACATTTAATAAATCTTTTAGATCTGTCTCGCTCATATCGAATTCCATATCATCGTACTCTTCGCACAATACTATCCATGTGCTTTCATCCTTTCTTCTTGCTTTAAGTCCACAGCAATCAATGGGTTCTTGCCTTTTCTGTACTTGTTCTAATGTGACTTCCATAGTTTATCCTATATAATCTTCGGTTGTTGCAATACGAACGCCCATATCAATCATGTCTTTCTGGAACTTTTCTCCCAAATGCTCAAAACCAGGCACATCACTCATTGCATCTGTCAGTAGAACGAACCTATCCGCCCTAGAACTTCCCAAAGCGTCAACGAGATGATAAATAGTGGACGACACACAATGACTTCTAGCTTGACCAGCGACGAGAATTTCATCGGCATTTAAAAGTTGCCTGACGAGTTCAATGTTTGGGAGCGTAGATGGATCGTTTTCATCAATTACATCCGCTTGAAACGCGCTATAATGTTCAGTAAACATATTCAAACCTTTAAGATGATAGTCTACATTCTTAAGCGTTGCATTGCTCCATTTGGAAAGAGAATAATTAAATGGACCTGCGATTGTCCACCCAACTGTTCCAAGTATTGTATGTTCCGGCCAGACACAAAGGGGATAACGACCATTTTTAGACAAAGATTCTACATATTTGATCGCTTTCATCTGATGATCTGGATTAGCGGTCTTCCACACTCCATTAACAACATCTTTTTCAGAAATAATTGTAAATGGCTTCGGATTATCTCCGTTGTCATTTATCCAAAAAACAGAATGAGCAATGTCAATTTTATGATGACTATCTAATGTAACGTGAATTCCATTAAGGTTTTTCAATAGCATTTCGACCATAATAGACAAACGTATAGTATCTTCATCTGCCCCTTTTACATATAGAGTTCCCAAAGGGTTACAAAAATCGTTCTGAACATCAATAGCCAACAAATGTATATTCTTCATAATTTCTCCTTATATTTTTCAATTCAATAAAACAAGTATACCATAAAACAGGAATAAATCAAGAAGTTTTTCAAATATTAATTATTCTTTTAATTAGTTCTTCTTTTTTTTCTTTTGTTAATCGCCCCTCTACTTCTAGTCCGACTTTAATTAAATTCCATAGATTATATCCTCGTTCATCTTTATTATCCTTGTTTATGTCGATTAAATAATGCTCTGACGGATTGTAACTAGTGCATCCTCTTCCAGCCCACCCATTATGTCCTTTCCGAGTTACAATAAAAAATCGTTCATCATCTGACATCCATTTTATCGAAAATGGATTTTTAGAACCCCAATCCGTTCCACGCATACATCTATCAAGTATTTCTTTAATTTTTCCGGTAGGAGCATATTTGTCAGAACGAACGTTTTTCAATTCCTTTATTTTTTTATCTATTCCCGCCAAAGACTCTGTTAATGGAGTTAACATCTCTTTTCGCTTTTTTAGAATCAATTCGTCATATCTTTTTTCTGCATTAACCAATTCTTTACGCAATTTTACAACTTCTGCATCTTCTTCAATAAGATTCCTCACGCTCCAAATATCTTCTTGCACTCTCTTTCTTAATTCATTTAATTCTTTCAGAGATTTCATTTCATTCCTCCTCTTCAATTTTTACGCCAAATTCCTTAATGAATTTATTTTTCAAATCCATAGACTCTTCAAGATTCTTAACGTCAATGTTCTTCATTTCCTGTTCAATTGTAGTTCCATTCTTACGGGCAGAAAACATCAAACCTTTTTCAAATGAGAACTCAGTAAGAGGAATCATTGTTAGTGCGAATTCTTTTTGGTTCTCAATATGTTTAACCTTATCCCATATCTCCTTGATACGTTCCACTGATCCTCTATATTCTGATTCAACTAAATCGAAATATTTCTGATCGCAAGGAAAGTAGCGGAGGTACTCAAATTGTTCATTCTCTTTAATCAATGTCAATATTCGTTTTGGAGACATATTACCGTTGTTACGCATATGTGCAATAGCAAGATATTTGGCGTTTTTAACTTTCACTCTCCAATGCGAACCAGAACCGTTTTCAATTACTAATACAACGCCCTCTTCCATACAAGGCATTCCATTTACTAATTCAAATAAGGCATTCAAACTGTCAATTTTAAATGATTCTGGACGTTTTACTCCTAATACATTTGCAAGACGATCCAATTCAGCAGATGAAAATTCACGTCCATCACAATTATTTCTTGCGCCTATTAAAGTAATTTCTTTATTTTCATATGGAGTTACGATTCTAGTTTCTGGACTAACCATTTCAAATACAACAGTAAAGTTTTGCATACCTTCTTCGTCTAACTTCGCTTTTAAATTGTATTGATTTGCAATGCTCCAGAACAATTCAGAGAAAGTATTTCCTAATGACGTTGGACCTTCGCCATAACCCATTTTTCTAGTTGAAACATTCCACTGATTTTTATAATTCCACATCGATAATAATGACCCGTCGATTTTAGATTGTACCAATGCTTTTAAAATATCAAAATCCTTAAATCCATCATTGTTAGATGCAATTTTTTGAAGTGTAAGATTGCTGGTATCTGAAACGGACTCCTGCCAGTTATAGAATCTATCGAATGAACGACACAGTACATTCCACGTTCCTTTTTCTAGAATTAAAGCTCTGCATTCGTCTACCACTGGATTAAATCTTGGGGAAGTTATTTGGTTATAGTTTAAAACTACAAAATCAGGATAGTCTGTCACGCCAATGAAAAACTCTGATTTTAGTTTTTCCAATCCGTATTCTTTTAAATATTTTTGCACATTTAACATAATTATCTCTCGTTTGACATAAAATACATTGGCATTTTACCAGTTTCTTCATTTGCGTTTATAGCAGCTTCAAGAGGGGTTTCAGCCATTCCTTCCCATGTCGAATGATCTTCCATTATCATTGAATAATCATGTAATGGATATTCTTCTTTGCTTTTAATAATTTCTTTTAAAGCGTAATTAATTCCATAATTGATCAATTCATCACGGTCATTTACTATCTTGGATCTTGCTAAATTGACTATATTTTCAATTAAATCTTTCCCCAAATCCAATTCAATCTCATGCATTTCTACAATCTTATCTGTCTTAAATCCATCCGATTCAACTGTTTCAGGATTACACTTGCAATTGTCACCGCAAGAACCGTCACAGTCGCAAGAACCATTTAAGGCATTTGATTCAAACTCTTGATCAATCAAATCTTCTTCAATGTCAATAAGCCTGCCCATTACTTCATATCGTTCTTCCCTAGATAGCTCTCGAAACCACATATCAACATCCTTATTCCTAGGACAACCCAACTGAGCCGCGTTCTCACAAAAAGAAACGATTGTATCTGCCATAATGTCCTCAATTGCTACTGTTCTCATTTTTATCTCCCTTTATTTGTTAATACTACTCTCGACATACATTATACCTTTTTCACTCAACATTCTACCACGAGAAGAACTTTTAACCAATCCTAGCTCTCTTGGACGAATCTCAATTTCTGACTCTACGTTATCAGTATTTACCATCATTGTCAAGGCTATATTTGCAGAAGAAATAGGACCTTGTTCATAAATAATCCTTAACAATTCGATTTCTTGACGATTTAAACCCAATGGATAAATTTCAAATATCGATTTTAAATTATCCCAATCAGTTTCACCTAAAACAAATGCATTTTTCTTACTAAAATATCTATTAATGTTTTGCGCTAAAACAAATGCATTACGACCCCTTCCGCGACACGCCTCAGCCAAAGAGTTTCTATCGCAGTTAAACATTATATCAGGGCAATATAACTTTAACATATTTATAAGAGCGTCTATATCGTAAGATTCAAAATATACTTCCTGACATCTGTTCTTTAAAGGCCCAAACATTTTATGGGCATCTGTGGTAGCAAATATGACATTGATTTTAGACATATCAAACAAAAGAGTCCAGTTCTTATAACGAAGTTCATTTTTCATGGAAGAGGATGGATTAAGTAACGATAAAAGAATAGTCGTAATCTCTGAATTCAAACGATGTGATTCATCAAAAAACAAAGTTACTGGCTTGTTCCCCAACACGCGTCCCAATAAAACGCCTTCAATAAGATCCTTGTCGGTTTCAATTACCCCACAGTTAACTTCAATGAAATTCCGATTCATGTTTTTAGCTATCTTTTCTGCAACATAAGTTTTCCCAAGACCATGAGAACCCATGAACAATAACGTTGGGATAGGATTTTCGTGACTATGATTTTCAATAAAAAATGACAGTTTTTTCAATGCCGATTCTTGTCCAATAACCCTGTCAAAATTTGGAACAAGATCTGCAACTTTATCTAAACCCGTAATTAATTCAATTTTGCCGTCCATATCAAATCCTTTCTATCAATCATTCAATATCAATAGCGTATCATTAATAAATTCTCACGTCAAGCTTTTTTCTTTTTCTTTTTAGGATTTAAAGATTTCAACATTTCCTTTGTCGGCTCGTAACCTCTTGAACTCATCTTACAAATAATTTTCTTCTTTAAGGTTGAAAGTGCTTTCGCTTTTATCTGCCTTACTCTTTCAGAAGTAATGCCGTGTTTTTGAGCTAATGTATACAAAATCACTTTTTCATCAGCCATAATTTGAGCATGAATAATTTCCCTACTGACTTCATCAAGTTCACTCATTGCCTCTTCCAAGAAATCATAACGAGGATCGACCATATCACTCTCGCCTGGAATTACAGCTTTTTCGTCTTCAATCAAATCAGCAAGAGTCGAAACATTTTCGCCTTTGCTATTATCCAATGTCATATTTAAAGAAATGGATGTAACATTGGCTTTATTTATTGCAGTAAGTTGAGCATCTGTTACTTTTATCTCTTTTTTAAGATCTGCATTTGAGATCTTCTTATTAAGTCCAATTGCCTTATTCTTGCGATATAATCCATTAATTACATTATGCGGCACTGTAACGGGAGACTCCCCATATACAACATCTCTTATGCCACGACGAATCCATATGGTAGCATAAGTTGAAAATCTTGTATTGTATTGTTCTGGGTCATAATCGTTTGCAGCCCGTATAAGCCCTACTCTGCCGCCATTATACAATTCTTCAACAGACGCTTTAGACACCCTAGAATATCTAATAGCTTCTTTAGCCGCCAACTTCAAATTACTTTCAATCAATTCAACCAATGCCAAATCTTTTTTTGATTGGCTATCATTTTTCCTAATTGCAATACCCAATTCACGTTCTCGTTTAGCAGTCAGTAATGGTAAATCCTTAATATCTTTGAAATCGTCCATCTTTTAAAGTCCTTTCTTTCGTCTAATTAATTCAATCATTGGAACGAGACTATCATATGAGGATACGATTGTCAACTATTTATTTGAAAAATTAATCTAACTCTAAACTAGATATAGGATTAGAAGATATTTTGACAAAATCGATTCCGTCATTCTCTATCTTTTTTTCAGGTTGAATTGTCGGAGTTGTTAATTGTTTTTTGTCATTTTGGGTCATAACTGGTTTAATGTTTTGTTGTTTATCTAAATATTTTTTGTACTCATTCCCCAAATCAAATTGTTCCAAATGATTAACAACAAAATTCAATTCGTCGTTGGTTCCGCAAACTATGCCAATCGTTGCTTTAACATAGTTACCCATGTTGTTAGGTCGGAATTCAAAATTTTTGTCAATCATTACCGCATTCATCTTTTTCCGAAAAATCAATTGAAATTTTGCTTATCCGTTCTTTTACTTGAATCCAACTCCAAGGATAAAAATTATGAGAATCAACCCCTACATCAAAACTTTTATATTTAGACTCTGTTAAGTTGCCATGACTATGACCATATAACATTATTGTACCCCTAAATGCCCCCGGCCACGTTTTGTACGCATAATGACTTACAAATACCTGTTGCCCTTCAATGTTAAGCATTTTTGAAATAGCCAAAGTAGAATCATCAATAGCTGCATCGCCTCCTACAATCTCTATCTTACCACTGTTTATCAAACCTTTTAATAAACCTTTCTTATATGCCTGTCTAAGCGGTTTATCGTGATTCCCCATTATTATATGCCGTTTGCCATTTAATTGTTTAATACGCTCAAAACAATCTTCGGCAGAGCAACGATAAGCGATATCTCCAAGATCCCAAATCTCATCGCTATCTGTAACCATCGAATTATGCCTTTGAATGATATCGTTGTCATGAGCGTCAATGTCCGTGTACGGTCTTTGGCACAGGGTTAGTACGTTTCTATGAGAAAAATGATAATCGCTCGTGAAGTAGTTCATTTTTTATTATACAAAAAAAAGACAATGTGTTCAACATTGTCTTTTTTTTAATTTAAATTATTTTTTCAAATTAAGAGAACATAACCATTTTTTTGTTTTCCAACTTCCCTTCAAGCTGAGGAGTTTGTGGGTAATTCCCAGACGGCAAATCAGCCCTCAAATGTGTATAGAAATTTTCATAAGTTATTGATGGATATTTCTTTAAAATTTCTATTGCATAATATGACATTGCACCTCTAAATTGACCGCCAATTCGAGCGTCATATGAATATTCATGAGGCAAACATCCAGATATTAGAATCTCGTTCATATCTTCTTCTGGTTTAAATAGTTTTTTAGTTATATTCCCATTCGAAAAAGCGCGAGTGTTATCATCAAACGGCATGTATCTAGGACGAGGACGATCTTTCCCGTCCATATTCGATAAAGACTCTCTTGTAGAGGTTCCACTGTGGCAGGAATCAGAAATAATAGTCAATTTAGCTTCAGCGTTTAAATTCTGAAGCATACCCCTAATCGCATCGTCTATCAATAAGCCATCATATAAACATAAAGCTTCATCTCTTCCATCCCCCTCGTCGCCGCTAGTATCTGGCACATTAGTTCCATGCCCAGAAAAAGTAATGACAATCGAATCTCCAGACTTACTATCTGAAACATAATTTCCAAATATTTCTGTAAACTTACTGTGCTTAACTTGACTGTCAAAAAGAGATGTCGCATGAAATCCATAATTATCTGTTAGTAATTTTGCCCACTCCTTCGCATCATTTACGCATCCCCTTAGATCATTATTGGTTCCGGGGTAATCATTAATCCCTGTACATAATGCTTTTTTGCGATTTGTAATTATTATCGAAGGTGGCGTTGTCGTTTTTGTAGTAGTTATGTTGAATAATGAGTTAAACATCTTTCTCCTTTGATTTTTATCCTAAAGTTGACTTGTCCAAAGATCATTGCATTGTCCACACATATCAGAATCACTAAATGGATTTGGATTCCCACATTGTTTACATGCGTTCAAATTATCACATGTATTTGAGTTACATGGCGGTTGCGGAGGCTGTTCAGTTTCAGTAATGACGGGAAACATGCATGAATCGCGATAGGCGTCAATGGAAGTCGCCCTAACTACGATGGGTTTAGTCGTATAGTTTATATCTTTCTTTTTATATTTAACAACTAAAATGTCACTAATAGTTATATCGTCATGGCTAGCATTATAAAACCCACTACATGATTCTTTTTGACGCATTGCTTTTGTTCCCGTTGTATAGATGACGTTCTTATCTCCACAACCATATTCTGCTATGTCGCCAGATTGAGTTCCACTCCAATTATTAAAACTTCTAGTTTTAACTACACAAGTCATTTCAAGTATTTTATCTTCATCAGATTTCTCAGATTTTGAACTTCTATCATCTTCTGATTCGCATGATGTAATAATTAAAGTAGATATGCACAATATCATAAACCGATATAAATATTTTTTCATAGATATCTCCACAATTATTTAATCAAACTATTTAGAACTTCCGATAGTAGTTGTATCGCCGCTAACATCAACAGTATTTCCATCACCATTGATTTCCACAGTAATGATATCTCTGCCTGAGTCCTGTTCAATGTTAGAATTAGAACGGTCGCCATCTCCATTGCCACTTTGATCGGCTATCCATTGAACCCCTTCCGCTCCACCCCATATAATCAATCCGTCTGCAATCAAAGCTCCAGTCTGAATCAACGGTTGTTCCTTAATGGCTTCCCAGTTACTTACTTCAACACCTGCTTCTTTATGACTTTTGCCATCTTTCATATCTTTAATTGCACGTTCGTTATTCGCCATTGTAGCTTTTCTCATTGCAACTTGTTGTTTGCTGTCTTTCAATACATATCCAGAGACACATCCATTTAATGCGACAACAACGGACATAACACCCAACATAACCAATCTTTTCATTTTTGACCTCCACTTTTTGTTAAACAATAACCGTCATTACATATATTTCTTATTATAAAGCATAAACCCTTTAATAAAAATTCTAATATATTGTATCATCTTGCCTAGCCATAGATCCAATGTAACCGGAATGGTGATACCGGCTGAAGTCATTGCTGGAAAAGCACCTCCTATCGGCAACTAGCAAAGCTATCATATCGGTAATAGCCTGCATAATCAAAATAGACGTTGTAGGTGCTAAATTCATGTCAGCAAAACCGGCCTCTTTAATAACGCCCATATCCAAAACAATATTAGCCTTACTCCTAATTGCACTATCTGGATGAGATGTTAATCCGATAATAGGTTGACAATTTATGTTTCGACTTAAATTAATGACCTCCAATACTTCTCTTGTTTTTCCAGAAGTCGATGCAACAAATAAAATATCCTTATGGTCAATTACGCCCAAATCTCCATGCGAAGCTTCACCTGGATGCAGATAACATGAAGGAGTTCCCAACGAACAAAGAGTTGAAGAAAACTTTCTCATAGCGATACCTGCTTTGCCCATCCCAGTAGTAATTATTTTCCCTTTACACTCATATATTGCTTGTACAGATCTCTCAAAATTATCGTCTATTTTTATGTTTGATATACTTTTTGAAAAATTCTCAATTAGTAAATCTGCTTTTTGTTTTACAGTTTGCATCGCTCACTCCTCCTCTTCAACCTTCGTCTTCTTTGAAACTCTCTTTTTTGTGGTTTTCTTTTCAGCGACCTTTTTAACTGGTTCATCTATTGGTACATCATTAGGTCTCTTTTCCAAAGTGTCGTATTCAGCGATTAACGCATTATTAAACGCCTTAAATAAAGCGTCTGTCATTAACAAATAATCCTGTTCCATTTTCAGCGGCAATACATCTTGTTTATTTGCATAATATTCTATTGTCTCTTCAAATGTCATATTGGAATCTGCATTTGGTATTGGTCCGTAACGATTAATAACCATCTGCTCCAATTCTTCAATTGAGCATTCATTATTCTGAATCATTTTCTTGAATTGGTTAAAATTAGATCTTGTGCTTTGTTGCAATTTAATAAGCGAATCAATGTCAGTCGGATACAAAAGTAGTCCTTTACTTGATTCATAACTTGCTAACTCCATAATGTATTGATCTATTAACAATATATCGTGCAATGAATATCTTTTATCAATCATGAATTGTTCTCCGCTCAACTGAAAAGGTTTATTTCATCATGTAATGTGTAAATATCATAATATTCCAAATACTCAATTACTCTTTCACGGTTAAATTCACCCTGTTCAATATCTGGAAGATCATCTATCTCGTCATCCATTTTCTTAAGCGAATATGCCAATCCCAAACGCTTTTCAAACATAAGAACCATTAACTCTGTTTTTGGTATTTTTATAACACCATCATTTAGAGCCTTACATACCCCCGTAAATGGCATATCAAAAGTGATTTCAGCAAATTTAAGTCTGGATGTCGGTTTATCTGGATCTGTTTTTATTTCTTTGATTATCTTGAACTCGTTTTCATCAGTTAAGTCTGGATATTTAACACGTAAACTGTCATACTTACTATGATAATGCGACAATATATTCTTCCATGACTTATGTACTTTAAGTTCTTTTATGGCTGTTTTTTCTCCCCAACCAGGAATTCCGAAAATATTATCGCCAGTATCTCCACATAATGCCCCCATATCAATAGCTAAAGTTGAATCCATCCCAAATTCCTGTTCCCAAGAAGATTTGGTTGTTTCTAGACTCTTCATTCCATCCCACAAAACAACATTTTCGTCTAACATTTGCCAATAGTCCTTGTCAGATGTAACCACCATTACGAAATTATCTTTCTTTAATTTCTTGGCATAACTCGCAATAACATCGTCCGCTTCAAATTCTGACAAACGGATCTGAGGAATGCCTAATTGCCCAATTCCAATCTTCAAATAATCAGATTGAGAATAAAAATCCAATAGTTGCTTTGGCGTATCATCACCTTTTTGACGATTCTCTTTATATCCAGATGGAACTATACCTTGATCAACTCCTAATCTAGCTTCTTCCACTCTGCGTTTTGACTTACCATCCCACACCATAAGGAATTGATACTCTTTAAACCTTTTCTTCAAAGTTATCAAAGATTGGAATACACCAAAATGTACTCCTGTGGGGATTCCGTCCTGATTTTGTAATTGGTCATTAGCAAAAGCAGCACGAATTGCCAGGTTGTTGCCATCGATTAATAGATACTTCATTTTTATTTCCCTTTAGGTTGCTACTATCATCCTTTTATTTTTCTTATTATACATTTTTAAGCGAAGATCTAATCGCGACTCTGAATCTATTATCAAGCTGTGACAACCCTAATTTCAACCACTGCTGCTCCGTATCTTCTATCGTACCAAAATGATTGTATACCCATCTTCTTGAATTCAAATATGGTATCCCTCCACGCTGTATGTCATTTGAAACATACATCCGCCAAAGAATAGGAGCATACATTTCAGATTTATATCCACCATGTTTTATATCCAACCACTTTTTACATGAACTAGGCATATAATCAGTAAGAATTGCCGGCCATATTGGTGATACTAAATTGTATATATTGTTTGGACTTGAATATTCTATAGGTATGCCAAACTTCACAATGTATGGCAATGTAAGTTTTGAATAGTTTGCGTACATTTCACCATTCTTTTCCATTGTCTTCCCAGTTGCCAAAACTCCCGCCATAAATGAAATTGATTTTTCACCATATGGAAGATATAAAGCGGGAACATCGCACCATTTGTACAACGCACTCATGGAAGCTTCGTTCTTATACGCTGTAATCTTGCCGTAAAATGGACTTTCTTTAAGAATGTCCATCATCCAATCATTAGATGTCCACAAAAAACTTGGGAAGATTTTTTTTTGCCATTTTATTCTACCACAAGTTGACAATCCATGTATAAAATCGCCGTTCCATATTTTATCTTCTACTATGATATGATTTCTTATATACCATTTAATATGTTTATATTTCACTAAATTATAAACTGTAGATACGGAAGGAGGATATCCGTCATAATTCCATTTCTGGTCTATACTGTCTTGAGTTATGCCTTTTCTGCCATTAAACAATATTATATCTGAAACAACGGAACAACACTCAAATTGAGATGATTTATTCTTTTTCCCCAACCAATAATTATTCATGTTCCTTCCAAAAATGATTATCTAATTAACATAATATCATCATCCTGATAAACGGGCAATCCTTCATACAAGTGATTTTTATTCCACATTGGTATTAACCTCCACCATTTTACTCCATCTTCGGCGGCGGCTTTTTTGGCAAGTTTTCTGACATCTTTTTCAGTTCCAATAAAATAATGACAAAAGTCCCCATCTGGAATGATCATAAGTTGCCATTGTCGTTTTACATACACTCCATCGCTCTCTTTTTCGCGGAGTGACATATACCTTTTCATAGACATTGCAGTTCTCATACACCAAACAAAACAAACCGAATCAGGCTTTTTAGAATCCATTTTACACCTCTTTCAATGGGTCAAATTCCTCTATTGAAGGCTGATCGACTAATAGAATTTGTTTACCTAATTTAATTGCTTTTTGAATTGTGTCTTCTGTGCCGCCAGTTCTATCAGGGGCAACAACAGCAATTATAACATCTGAATCTTCGGCAATAAAAGTGTTTCTAACGAATCCAGCAGCCTTGTCAAAAATACCATCTTTATACCACTTAGGACGGTGCAGGATTAATTTACCATTTTCCTCTGTTAAGTTGAGTTCTTCAGCAAATATTTCCGCCATAGCATCTCCGCCCTTTGGACAATGACCAGATACTATTATATCACCATCTTCATAAATGGAATAAAACATTTTTTTCAAAAGATCAAAGTCCGATTTGCTATTCCTTCTTCTAGAACCTATTATGCCTATCTTTTTCAAAGTTTTTCTCCACTAACTATCCACTTTGTTACTCTTATCGCATCACTGTCTCCCATAACCTTACCTTTATCATCAGACAATTTAACGACAGGAATATCATTAACCGCCCACAATTTAATTACCATATTAAGCGGCGGAGATATCTCATCCGTATGGGCTATCTTGAAATGATTTGAAAAATGTGTTCCAATTCCAAAAGAACATTTTATCTTGCCTTCACAATATTTCTTGATTTCAATGGCTTTTTTACAATCTAAAGCATTACTGTAAATAATCGTTTTTGACATAGGATCAATACCAAGTCTCTTATAGTGGGCGATAATTAAGTCCGTAAACCAATAAGCGTCACCTGAATCCCATCTAACTCCATCAAATAATTTTGCATATTTAAGATTGAAATTCTTTAAAAATTGTTCTGTTCCAAGAGTGTCCGGCAAGCATATACCCAAATCCCCGTTGTAAACTCTTGTCCAATTGTTAAGAGCATAATAATTGCTGTTACGAATCCCCTCCAAAGCTTGCATGGATTGATAAAATTCGTGGGCTTGCGTTCCTTTAGGGGTAAGATGATATTTCATTGAAAGATGAACGTTACTTGTTCCCATAAAACCACTAAAAGCGTTCATAGTATTAACAACTATATCCTGAGTCTCAAAATTTCTCCGCCTGCGTGTTCCAAAATCAACAAATTTACAATAATTTGCGCTTAATGTGTCGGCTTTTAGCGCCGCCATATCTTCTTGCCCATACATATTCCATGTTGTATCAATCAAAGTAAAATACAACTCAGATATTGTCGCCATCAACTTTACTTCCCACATCATCTCGTTTATGACCTTACCTTTAATATCCAAAACGAGATTATTATCTGAATCAAGACGAGCATTAACGCCTTTAGGGTTATATCTGAAATTCCTAAGTGATTCTAAATACCAGTGCTTAAAAAAGTGACAAGTTTTCCCAAGCCATTCGATTTCTGCATCTGTAGCTTTTAATGCTGGCATACATTCATTAATCTGATAATTCAACGAGTCTATAAAATCCTGATTGAATCTATGGCTCCCTCGATTATGAAACCTATATTCGCCTATTGCAGTGGGGAATAGCTCCATAAAGGCTTGTTGCTGAGTTGGCTTATATAAATCATCATCAAACATTGAAGTAATAATCGGTTCGTGTACCAAATTCATTTTTGTTCCTTTCTAATTATCTTTGAAAGCAATATATCAGCAAAACAACTCAATGTCAATTACTTTTTTCGATTTTCCTTGAATTTCTGATAAGCCGTACCATAATCCCAATAAATAACATCTTCAGACGATATAGCTTGACCTATTTCAATTCCATGTTTAGAACAAATCATTTTGAAATCAGTCGGCTCTATTTTATCTACAACCAACAATGTATCAATTACATCCTGCAATAAATCCATATTGTTTTGCAATAACTCTTCTGCGTTATTCTTACACTCTTGTATCAAGGATTCTATCATTTGATTAGACCCTTCTAAATCGTTGTTGGAAAGGTCAATGTCCTCTTTCGATATAACAGATGCATAAGAACCCATCCCCCATTTACGAACCATTCTGGCAGCTTTTTCAGTGGCTTTAATTAGATCATGCCCACTTCCGCTAGTTACGTTGTTAATTCCGAATATTATTTTTTCCGCCGCTTGACCAGCCAACATCCCGCATAATCTCTTTTTAGCCATATCCTTTGATTGACAAGCTTGGATTGTATAGATAAATCCATCTGTATCATTAGATGCTGGAGTTGCCACAATTTGAGATGGTGCGACTTTAAAGAGAATAGAAAAAGCTACTGCGTGACCAGATTCATGAACCGCCGTTAAAGTTCTTCTATCAACATTGTTTCTGCGATCTGTCTTAAGCTTGTCTATAGCACCAACATATTTCCTCTTAATCTCATATTTACCTAAATTAGCTCTAATGGCATCGTCTCGGTAATTGATATCAAGCGTTGAATTCCCTTTTATAATTGATTTCAACAAAAAATCAGGAAGAGAATTTTCTAAGATATCAGAAATTGTTGAAAACAACGGTCTCGTACCTTGAGCTGGGAAAACACCATTATCATAAATCAATTTCTTAATAGATTGATCCACAGAAACATCTATTCCTGTTTGAGATTTAACACGAGATTTTATTGTTTCAATTTTACGGTCAATTATAGTTTCAAAAGAATTCCTATTTAATGACGGGTAAATAATATGAGAGTTACCCATTCTCGATATTTGTTCGGGTTTAAATCTTTTAGTTAATGCTTCTTTTATGTCAAGAACACTGATCTTTTTTGAAATCTCATGCAATATATCTGCATCCGCATCTACTTCCTTTACGTCTTTCGCAAATCCATAAGCTTCATCAAGATTCCCAGATATAAAAATTAAGCACTTTGTGTAATCTTCTTCTTCAAATATTGTTTTATCTGTTAGTCTTTTCAATATAACTTGTTTTCTTTTTGAATCAGGCCATGTTGATATTTCTTCAATAGACTCGTCCAAACGCAATATTGATTTAAAATAAGTTAATTGATGAAAATCATGTTTAGGATCTTCGTCTTCGTCATCATCGTCATCCACAAGATCCTTTGCAGTCATACGTTCAGATGCAGCAACACCTTCTGCTGGAAGTTTTTTGTTTTTAGATTTTACGACGACCTCCGCTCTCTGCAAATCCCAAAGCATGCTCATTAAAGTTTCAACTTCTACCTGATATGGAAGTTTGCCATCGCTCAAAAGAGTCCAAACGTCTTTAAATTTACAATCGTGGATGTCATTCCCGTCTTCATCAACCGTTCTAAAGCCTTGTATCTCATCCATTAGAATTACAGATTGCATTCCAGATTGAACATTGGAATTTCTTAGAATCGAACCAATACTATTACTCCATGGTGCCGAAATTGCTCCTTTATTGGAAAGAGTCATCTCACAAAAACGGTCTTGTATATGCAAACACTTTACCAATCGCCTAACGAGGTCTGTTTTGCCTACTCCAGTTGGTCCAAACAAACATACAATTGTTGGGCGAGTCAATAAATCTGGCATAACATACCAAGTTTCTATGGCTTCGCAAATCTTGTCGATAATATCATCAATTCCAACAAAATGTTTTTTCAGTTCTTGTTTCGCCTGTAGGAGTTTGCGTTTTTTATGCTTTATATGTGCTACTAAACTATCATTTACCATTTTTCCCCCTCATGATTAATTCAACAATTTTAAGAAATCATCCTGACTGAAAATATTAACGCCAATTTTCTGTGCTTTTTCTAGCTTCCCGCCACTAATCGTTCCATCCCATATCAATGCCGTTAGATTCTTGGAAACAGAAGAAATCTTGCCGCCGTTATCACTTACCATTTTTTCCATTTCTCCGCGAGTTGGATTAGAAAAAGAACCAGTAAAGCAGAATGACTTGCCAACCAACTTATCGCTAGAACAAGCATTGACCTTAATAGTTACATATTTCAATAACTGTTCTATCTCGCCTCTAACCTCTTTCCAACCATCAATAAACCCTTGAGCTTTAATAGATGCAAAACCTGGAATATTTGCAACATCTTGAACAGTAAGCCGATCAATATCATCGACGGTAGGAGCAATTGCCACAATATCTGCTGCCGTTCTTCCAACTCTTCCAATGCCAAGAGCTTCAATGAATTCTGGCAATGTTACTTCCTTTACGCTATTTACACTATCAATGATATTCTTATATGTCTGTTCCCCAAAAATTTCCTTAATTCTTGCATACTTACGGAATGGGTGTTTGCTTACCTCCCTGTCGCTATCCAACATATAGTACATTTCAGGCAACGATTCAATAATTGTACGACCTTCCCAAAGCAAAACATCAGGACTAGTCAATTTAGCTATTGTACCACCGCCAATTCCTTTTACGCCAATCTTCTTAAACCAATGCTCAATCTTCTTGTTTAACTGAGCAAGACAATTGATATTATCGCAAACAATTTCAACATGATTGCTATCCCATGTAACAGGGTGTCCACAAGAAGGGCAAACAGTCGGAATATCAATCGCTTTGTAACCATTTGTTTTGACACGAATGATTTGAGGAATAATATCTCCCTTTTTAGCGATAACAACCGTAGCACCAATTCGAATGGCATCCTTACCATCCAAAGCAGAATAGTTATGAAGAGTTGCCCTTGTAATAATTGCTCCGCCCAATTCAACAGGCTTTAGAATTGCAACTGGTGTAAGTGCTCCAGTTCGCCCAACATTACATTCTACCGCTTCCAAAATAGTTTCTTTTTCTTCAGGCGGAAATTTTACAGCCCTATTTGACTTTGGCTTCCTTCCACCATCAGTAGAACCCATTTTCTTAGCCGCCTTAATGTCATTTAACTTAACAACAATTCCATCAATATCATAAGGCAATTGTCCGCGATCAATATTGTCCATATATTGTTTGACTGCCAAAACAATCTGATCGAATGTCAAACCCTCTTTAGTTCTTTTTGTAGATTCCTGCAATGTCTTAAATCCGCAAGAAACAAGGAACTTATTCTTGTCAAGTTCTGTTTCAAAATCTTTCTGTACGACTTCGTAAGCGATGAATTCCAAACCACGCTGTTCTGTTACTTTAGGGTCAATTTGATTCAATGAGCCTGCGGAGAAGTTACGTGGGTTCTTGTATCCATCAACCATAACCGAAGTGTGCCAATTCTTATAGAAATCAGCTCTGTCTTTAAAACATTCGCCTCTTACTTCAACAGTGCCTTTCTCTGGGATAGTAGATAAAACGTTTTTGACATAAATTGCGTTTTTGGTTACATCAATGCCAGTCGTACCATCTCCTCTTGTAGCCGCTCTAACTAGTTTTCCGTCCTCATAAATAAGACTCAAAGACAAACCATCAATTTTATGCTGTAACATGAATGATTCAGAAGTCTTATAGGTTGCCTTAATCCACTTCTCAAACGATTCAACATCTGGAGATTTACTTAAGCTACCACATATGACCTTATGTTGAATCTTAGTACCATATATATGTTCGTCGTCCATTCCGCCGACTTCTTCAAAAAAACTATGATTTGGATCGATTTGCTGGAGTTCATAATATTCATCGTCATAATCGCGATCAGATAAAGGCGAAGTCCCATTTGTCTCATATAAATCGGCACAATACTTCAAAAAAGCTATGCGATCTTCAAAAGATAGCGATTTATCAACTTTTGTCATCTTATTTACATTCATTTTCAATACCTTTCGTTTCAACGAGTTTATTTTTTAGCAATGTCATCAATTTGATCTGAAATCTTGGTTAAACATAAAAAAGTAGCCCATCCAAAGCACCATATGAATAGTTCAGATGATACCAGTGCGCCAACAAGCATTAACCAAAAAGCGATTCGGAATCTCATACAATGCCTCCTAATAATTATATATTCAATCTATTATACCATTTTTCTCAAGCGTTAGGTATATGCTATCATAGATTAATTCAAAGTTCAAGCATTAAATTTAAATTAATTCTATATCAACTACGCTTAATTCATATTCGAAGAATTTATTAGACGGATCTTCCATTTTTTGAGGGAAACTGAAAAATATATTCGCCAATCTTCCCTCAATTTCAGAACCACATGGAGGCGAGAACGTTTTAAATGGATAAGGAACTTGGAAACCATCTTTTTCGACTTTGAATTTCAATAAACGCCATGTCTCTTTTTCAATTAATTTTGATTCAACAATCTTTATATTGGAAATTTTGAATACTGGTTCTGGATTATTAACATTGCAATAAGGAGACAATTTGATTATCTCCTCGCCCACTTCTTTGGTTATAGATTGAAGTTTTAAATGAGCGTCAAAAAGTTTCAACGATTTGTTTTCAATTTTATGAGTTCTCAAATATCTTTCACAAGCGTCATTGAAGATTGCTGGAGCCTTATCCATCATCTCTTCATTTAGTGTAAAACCAACCGCTCCCGCATGACCACCATATCCATTAAATATTTCTGGACACATATCGAGTATTTGCTTTATATGAATACCGTTTATAGACCTTCCGCTTCCCTTCCATACTCCATCTTTATAACCAACAACTAATGATGGACAATTATAGGTTTCAGCGATTTTTGATGCAACTATACCAACTACACCAATATGCCAGTTTTTGTTATAAGTTAATATACCATAAAGATTGTCACTTTTCACTATTGCAGATTTTGCCTCTTTTTCAATTTGACTTTGAACCAATTTACGTTCTTCATTATATTTCGTGATGTGTTCGGCTAAATTTTCTGCCGAGTTTACATTTCTTTCAACAAGCATATGGTATACTGAATCAGGATGAAACATTCTACCAACAGCGTTTATTTTGGGAGCGATTTTAAAAGCTATATCCTCCTGAGTTAATGCTGATATATGGATATTAGATTGTTTAAGTAACGCTTTCAATCCAGCCCCCGCAACATGATTAATCGCATATTCAGTTAATCCTTGTCTGACTATAATTCTATTATCTCCTATGATTGGACTAACATCCGCAACCGTTCCAATAGCTGCCATACTTAAGAATTCAATAGGATTAACCTTTTTAGTTAACCATCTTATACCTCTTATGAATTGGAAAACTTCCCCGCAAGCGCACATTTCATTAAATCCATCAGATAAATGCCATGTTACAAGAGCATCAGCATTAAGTGATATATTGTCTCCACTTCCTTCGTGATGGTCTATTACAATTATTTTTTTAATACCCAATGCTCTTAATTCATCTATTTGATTACTATTGTTCATCCCGCAATCTGTAATAATCAGTAAATCAGGAATTTTCTTTAAATTTTCCGCAAACGCTTTGATAGTTTTTTGATTTAATCCATATCCGTGGTCTATTCTAGATGGCAAAAACACATTGCATTGTAATCCGAAATTATTGCAAAGTTCTTTCAACATTGTGCTACTTATTACACCGTCCGCATCAAAGTCCCCGATTACACTTACTGCGCCTTTGTTCTTGGCTACTTCTATAAATATATTGACGGCTTTTTCAACATCATGTAATTTATAAGGATGAGATAAATCTTTGTAATCTGCTTCCAAAAACGATTCTGCCGATTCAGTCTCTATGTTTCTTTGAGAAATCAATCGTGCTAGTATTCCGTGCATGCCTTTTTGCGATATAATTGATTCCTGTTCTTTGTCGTATTCTTTTTGTTTCCACATGTCAAATTACCTTTTCTTTTATTATACATTTTATTTTATCAACAGGTTTTTTCTGTGAAATTGTATAATAATGATGTGTCAATTAGGAGAACGATGAGAAAAATACCAAAAGGACAAAAAACCAAAACCAAATTTCCTTGCGAGATATGCGGCACTCCTGAATATCTAGAAGACCATCATATCAGAGGAAGAACAATACCCGATTATAACCATCGTTCAAATAGGTGTAATATCTGCCCAAATTGTCACAATAGAACCCATATTGGTCAATTAATTATTGAAGAGTGGGTTATGACTTCTTCAGGGTATCGATTGTTCTGGCATAATAAAAACGAAGAAAGCTTTACTGGTAACGATGCTGTCCCGCATATAATCGGCAAAGATAGCCCGTCTAAATCTGAATAGCATCTTCAAACTTAATTAGAATATATCTATTGTCGTTTATACAATCATATGGTTTAACCTTATATCTTGCGGCATGATATTCATCTATTCCAACGATTACACCTTCTTTGATTTTTGTATTAATTTCAAGAGTTGGCTGTATATTGTACTCTTTTGCCCACTCTTTTTCTCTATTTTCTAAAACATTTCGCACTTCATGATCCATGTCATCAAGAACGTTTACGTCATTTACGTCTATGTCCCAACCACAATGATCATCCAACCGCTTTGCCAATTCATACCCGTTCATCCCATAATAATATGAGTCAAATATATCTCGTACATAATAATCTTCGTCATCTTGTGTTGGCGGTTTGGAAAATTGAGTTACAATCTTTCCCGCTGCAATACGTATGATTTCCTCGTTTACCTTAGGTCTTGGTGGCGGTATAACTTTAACTTGATTCATAATTTCATTCATAATTAATTGCTCCCATTTGTTATTCATAGTTTACTCCCAACATCCATTAAGTGCTTATAGAGCTTGTTCAATTTCACTTCATCGCATGTATCAGGTAATTTAGAACTTTCAAATAAACTAGCCATTTCTTTCTCTAGTACATTTAATTTACTCATTAAATCTTCGTAGGTATATTTCTCGTCTCTAATTTCTCTTAAAAACTTTAACCTATCTCCTTCAAATCTTACGATAGGTTCACCATTTGTCAATATATTCAATCCAGAATAAATCAATCTGAATGAATGTTGCATGTTTTTCACGTCGAAATCAATCATTCCACCTTCCTGAGACTTCCATCGTTCGGGATTACAGTTACGTTTCCAACTCCAGTATGAATGCCAATCTTTAACGGCTTTGTCATATTCATTCTTGTCATAAATCAAAATACCAAGTATATTCTCCCATTCATCTTCTTTTGGGATAGATTCGCACGTAAGCATATCCTGTCCACGGAATACTCCTTTTGATTTCTCCCCGTAGGAATATAACCTAAACATATTCGGTGCATGTTCTAATGATGCGACGTGACATTTAGAAAGATCAATTGTTGTTTCTTTTATAGGAATTGGACGCAATGGATATTGGTTGTCTAAAATTAAATCTTTAAACTCCCAAGTATCACACTTAAACAAAGGAGATAATTTATTAATCAAAATTACCCTGCAAAAATCTTCTTTAACCGGCATTGTTTCTGGGCATGGATTGTGAACCTTTTTATTTTTGCCTTTTGCTCTTTTGATTTGAGCTAAAGCATAATCTGCGTGAGAATGATAAGCCTCTTTGGTAATAAAAAGATTTCTGTTTTCTAAAAGAATTGGCATTATAACATCGTCTGTCTTAATTACACAATCTTTTGGCGTCCATAATAGTTCTATAAAATTAGGATTCGCTGTTTTCAACAATTCAAAAGCACGATAAAGACTATAATAAACAACATTATGCTTTTCATCGTTTATTTGACTAGTCTGAGGAGTTACGGGCGGATTTAGGCTAAGGTATTCAGATGGATCTACCCAATAGAAACCTTTTACATCGGTGTCAGAGTCTTTGGTAAATGTTCCGTATGCCCGACTACCTACAATCGTCGAGTAAAAAATCTTTCCACTTTCTTCTAATTCTTGTAAATCCATGATATCCTTTCAATATTTTCAATAGTATATTCAATTTGGTTCAGAATTTCAAGACAAATATTTAAATTTCTCGGAATGGCGTTTGAGAAAAATGCAATTTCTCGACAAACATCTGAAGTCTTGACTTAGGTGCATAAAATTCTATTCCATTACTAACTTTTTTCGATTTTATACCATATTGACGAGCTACATCCATAATATTGCCAAATCTTGCAAAATTATTATACAATCTTTTGTCTATAAGTTCTGTTGTGTCAGGAACTTGTGTAATTATTCTTATCTCGTTTGGTTTTTTATTATTCATGATTGTTAATTCAATAAAAGGTAATTGAAATCCTTTGCTAGAATTAGATGTTACCATGTCCTACAACAAACAACATTTGTACAAAATAACTTCTCGCTTATATAAAGAGCTTAGAGAAGGCAATAATCTTCTGACTCTAAGGAAAATGGGCGCAAATCGTCAAGGTTTATATGATTATGGGACGGAAGAAATTTGTTTGGATTATCGAAGAGAACTTATCCCAACTTTAATCCATGAATATTTGCATAAATGGTATCCTGACAAATGTGAAACGTGGATACTTAACCTTGAAAGTAGAATTGTAAACGCATTATCAGTAAAACAAGTTAAAAATATCATAAAAGCTTTTGGGGCATCTATTTAACCACTTTAGAAAACGAGTTAAATTCCGTATGTGATTTTTTTAAGTTCCACTGCTTAGAATCAATAAGCGTGTGTTTTATCGTTGTCCAATCAGTTTCGCCAACGAATCCCGCTTTGTCCTCCAAAAGAATATCCATGTAGAATTTACCTGAAAAATCACATAATTCTGTATTGGGACAAAGTGGATTTTCATTGATGAAATCGATTTTTATTTCACTTTCGCTTAGCCATTTAATAATATCAGCAATTGAGTCTTTATGGCTAGATGTATACAAAATAATGCACATATCTGCTCTATTTGTCAACCATTGCAAAACTTCTTTGGCATCTTGATAAAACTCTCTTTTGTCATTATTCCGTGTGTAGGTGCCAGGAATAATAACATCATGCAAATCGATAGCCCAAAACATAGGATATTTCCAATTGCCCTGTCTATCTAGTTTCTCTCTTTTTTCTTTTTTATGAAATGCGTTATAAATTGCGTGTTCTATCATTATATTATTACCCTTTTTGTGAGAAAATGCGTTTGTATTCAGCCTCCCGCAATCTAGTGTTATTAAGAATATGACCGTCATGCCACTCTCCAATGTCTATAGATTCAATAGCCATAACATCTGGACTTATACACCAATTAGGATATTTTACATTCTCTATAACTTCTTTGATTGATTTTTCGCCAATCCCATCATGATCAATAATCATTAACTCAACTTTATAAACATTCATTTTTATTTCTTTCTTTTTATTTTCAATACTATACCATATATTTTAAACAAATCAAGACATTTTTCAACTCATCCATTCTGGCAATCCTCCTTTCCCGATTTCAGGAATTAACGACAATCTTTCGGTGGCTTTGCTGTGATATTTTTCAGACATTTCAAAACCGATATAATGTCTCCCCATTTTTTTAGCAACTGCACATGTAGTTCCAGCTCCAGAAAAAGGGTCTAAAACAACATCCCCAATATATGTTAACTGGTCTATACAACGTCTTGGAAGCTCCTCCGAAAACATGGCAGGATGATCATAATTCTTAATCATTCCGCTTTCGGGTTGAAATTTCCATAATGCTCTAGAATTACGAATGAAATTATCGCTAGAAACCGAAACTTCTCCACTGCCTTGATGTTTATTCGTGCCTTTGCCAACAACAATTATAAATTCAAATTGCGTTGGGAAAGAAGGACAACTAGGAGATTTAAATGATCCCCAACTTGTGCTATTGCCTATTTGGTCTTTGTCCCAAACTATAGTAGTAATCATTTGAAAAGGCTTAAACCATTCTTCTTTATTTTGTTTTGTTTCAAGTTTATGCAGTTCGTTAACGAGAACATTAGTGAAGTCAATATGCGTCGGGATTTTACCATTTGAACCATCGGCAACGTTAACGCATAATCTCCCACCAAACTTAAGTGTTCTATTGCATTCAAAAAATAAATTTGTCATCCACTGAATATATTGGTCATAGGGCATATCGTCACTATAAGAGTCGTATGTGTCCATTTTTATATTGTATGGTGGGCTAGTTACTATCAAATCAATTGAATTATCAGGAATGGTCGATATTAAATCCTCCCATTTTCCGCAATATAGATTGTCGTATATTTCTTCTATTGCCTTCATAATATGATTATTTTTTCTTTAAATTTAAACGCTTGCTCGCGTAACTCTTTGATTGGATATAAAATTGAAAGTGTATTCCATGTTTTATTATACTGTCTCTTATTGTTTGTTTTTGTCAAAATCATTGTTCTATTACGGTAGGTTTCAATAAAATAATCAGATATCTTTTTACTTCTGAAAAGCAATGAGGTGTATGTGTTACCATATTTAATAGAATAAAAGAAATAAAATCGTTTATCGGGTTTAATATGTTTACTTGGACTACTGAATTTGTCAATATTTTCAATTATATTTTTCTTTTGAATTCCATCTATTACAACCCTACTCTCTCCTATAATATGTGTTTCTTCAGTCGGAATGTAAGTTATCAATTCAAGCACCATATTCCCTGTTTTGTGCGCCACATCGTCCATTTTATATTCAAAATATCCTTTTTTGCCGTTCAATTCAACTATATCATCAAACTCTCTGTCAGGTGGGTCATGAAAAACAATCTGCTCACCAACAATACATTTTAATAATTTACGTTGAATCGGTTTATCTTCGCGATTAATTGAATCTATGAAATCAGTTGTTCTCATGGCTTAAAATTCGCGATTATTAATTCGCCTGCTTTTTGTCTGCTTTCTGATTTTGCCGATATAGATCTAGACACCATTATACTTTCAAAATCAAATCCCTTTAACTTCCCGTATATCTCTTCCGTCAACAACGATTTAGAATTGCTCATTAAAACGGATACGCCTTTACGCGATAATCTTTTCATTATTGTCGCCAACTTAATATGCAATTCAACGTCAAATCCTTTTCCAAGATAAGAATTGAAATTTGAAGTCTCTGAATAAGGTAGATAAGGAGGATCTAAATAAATAGCATCTCCCTCTGTTACACAATTACAAAAACTATCAAAGTTAAGAGAACTAAGAGTTGCATTGTTGATTATTCTAGCTACCTCATTAATATGCTCAAAATCTATATCAGGACAATCTCTTTCTCCAAAAGGTATATTGAATTTACCATCTTTAGTCTCTCTATACATTCCGTTAAATCCAGTTTTATTTAAGAACCAAAAATAGGCAGCATTTGTGATACCATTACCGCTTACCATATATTGCTCATTATACTTATCTCTAACGCCATAATAGAATTTAGATTTCAATTCTTTATCAAGTCCATTATATTCGTTTTTAAGCTTGTCTATCTTCTTATGTAACTTCAAGGGATTTGACTTAACTTGCTCAAAGAAATTGATTAAATTACGGTTTTTGTCATTAAGTAGCATACAAGGATGATTAATAAATAAGGATACAGTCATACTCCCGCAAAAAGGCTCTATAAACCGATTCTTACCATAAAAATTATCAGACAAAAGATATGGAGACAAAGACTTTAATACTCGACCTTTTCCCCCAGCCCATTTGATAAGAGATTTAGTTCTATCATTCTTGCAATAGCTTTGACTTAAAAAGTTTTCTAATTCCATTATAATATCCAATACGATGTATCTAATTCTCCGCGATTTACTTTCTCTAGATAATCAAACATTGAATCCCATGTTGAAAAGAAATGATGAGACTTGATAAATGTACATATCCAGGGGTTAAATGACTCTAACTGAGACTTATTATACTTCAACAATATAACTTTCTTTTCAAATGTCGCAACCACTAACTCATGAATAGTTCCTACTGTTGGTACTGTCGGGTCATGATCTAAAATTATAAAATCACACTTATCAACCAATTTTAAATCAGTTCTAACTATCGGCCAAAAGTCTTTTTTTACTTCTTCCCATTTTTCGTTAAGTATAAGTTCCCTAAATTTCTTCTTGCTTTCACCGATCTCATTAAGCTTCTCATCACCAAGTGCAATATGTTTTTTACAAGGGTCTAATATTTCCAATCCAAACTTCTGTAATCTTGGCGTAACATGTTCTCTCCACTTTACACCATCATCAGCAGAATTCATAATAGGTCCGCTTAAATATACTTTCTTGTTATTTAAATAGTTCATAGTTTACTTTCAGATTTTGAACCAGAACTAATATCAACTAAAACAGATGCATCCCTAAAATCTTCAAGGTTGTCGGCTCCAGAATAAGAGATGCAAGTCTGGATACTTTCTTTGGCCTTTTGAAGAATATATTTCGCCTTACCTTTGAATTTAACAGTCTTCACAACACCTTCAACAAAAGCGTTCTGCCCACCATTGTCAACTTTTCTTTCTCCACTAGCAGAACCACCATAAACCTTGTAATGTTCCCCATTCTCGTTTTCATATACATGACCAGGTGTTTCAGACGTTCCAGCGATTAAAGAACCAACCATTACAGCATTCGCGTATTTCAAGGCTTTTGGAAGATCCCCGTAATGCTTAATGCCACCATCAGAAATAATAACCATATCAGGATATTGCTGTCTTATATCACGAATTGCTTTCAATTGACCAACTCCGACTCCTGTATTTCGTCTGGTCATGCAAGCTGCGCCAGGACCGCAACCTACTTTTGAAATATCTGCGCCCCATTCACGTAAGTCTCTAGCGCCCTCTGGAGTAGCTACATTTCCAGCTATAATACAAATGTTTTTACCATACCGCTCCCGCATGAATTGAATCATTTCTTTGACTAGAATATGATGACCATGGGCGACATCTACCGTAAACAAATTTGCTCCAGCGTCATAAAGAGCGATAAAACGTTCTTTCTCATATTCTTTAACTCCAACTGACACCCCGATAGAACACTCTGTTGTAAGCCATGCAGGAGGATTTAAATAAAAACCTTCATTTGATATTAGTCTTTCTGCTTCTTTAAAATCACTAACGCTTTCTTCAATGGTTCCAAAACGATGTAAAATCCCAAGACCACCCATTTTACACATTCTAGCTACCATTTTAGGACCACAAATATCTTTCATATTAGCGGCTATCAATGGCAAATCAAGTTTGAATTCCCCCATGTCGGTCAATGTGCTTATATTGCTTCTGCTTTTTACTTCTGAATATTGAGGAACAAACATTACCTCATTAAAAGTTTCGCCCTTGATACTTTCCATAATTACTCCTTTGTTTTAGCGTCTTTGGATATTATACAGTTTTTCAAAACAATGATTTTATTTCTTAGATGATTTTCAAAACAATATCTTTCAGTGGATAATTATTGTGCTCTTCTACTTAAAGCGTCAAGACTGTCAATAATGCCTTTAACCAATTTACGTTCTCTATCATTTTGACATTCAGACAATGCTTTATTGATTATCTGTACGAAATCATTTGCCGGAATACTAATGAGTTCTCCAGAAGATTTCATTTCACCTAGAATCCCAGCCTGTAACTTCAATAGGTTATTTAACACGCCCATCAATCTTGCAGTTTCAGAACTTTTCATCTTTTCAATGGTTGCGATACTTTCGTCCGCAGATGGGATAACGCTATTTACACCCATAAGTCTTTCGGATACAATAGAAAAACAAATAGATATACGATCTAGAGTTGTAAGGTTTTGTCCAGAATGGCGTTTAATACGGTCAATATATTCTATCTTCTGAAGTTCCCTCATCTCTTTATCGTGATGGAACTTCATGTGATTTTCTATTATGCCCTTATTTATTTTATTGCCTGTTTTTTCTTCAAACAGCTTTATTGTTTCTGCATAATTTTTTATTTCTAGATGCTTTTGCTCAATCTCTTCTCTATATGGGCTTGAACAAATCATGCAAGTAGGCTCATGTAAAACCATATTATTGCCGATATTTACAGCTTGAGATAAAAGTCTATCGATTTGGTCTCCGCCTGAGATGGTATTCATTGAGACAGGACTAATAGCTTCCATAGAGTCTTCGGGTTCCATTTATTGCTCCTTAAATAAGTTTTGTTATGAACTTATTATACAATTTTTCTACTGTTGTTTTACAATGGTTTGAGCAATATCCGTTATCAGATAAGATAAGGTGTTGGAACGACAATCAAGCAGATTCAAAAGTAAATTATTTATTTTATCATCTGGCAAAGCATAATTCTTAGTCTTGGCGTAAGCCTTAAGAGCATGAATTACATCTTTTGCATCTCTACGTCTACTTGAAATAGTAATTAATTCGTGAGCATTGTTTAATAATGTCAGAATAGATTTAGTTGTGGGAGATAATTCTTTTATTGGCATTATGACATCCTATCTACTGAGACAATCCTTTCTGGCTCAATAGATGGATCAGAGAATATTGCCTCTTCAGCTCGTTCCCACGCTTCTTCATCGCTAGAAGCATATACTTCACGGTGAATGTCATACGAACTCCACAATTTGCCATAGACATCTTCAAACTGGAAATTATATTCATGCTGCCCAACGCCTTGAGGAACATTACTCTGTGCGAGTTTAACATAACTTTCCGCTGCTTGGCGACTAATACCGTCAATTACCAATAGTTCAACACATTCCGATTCGGTAACGCCATCATCTAAATAACCACTAGCCATAGAAACGATATGTTCTCTATCTTTCATGGCAACTTTAGTTTCTTGACGTAAAGTCTTGTAAAGATTTTCTACGAAAGATATTCTTCCTTGGTCATTATTTGATGTTGAACTAATTTTCATAATACTTTTATTCCAGATTTATATCAGAATCCCTTTTTTTCAAATGGGGCTTCCGATATCATCCTCCCCATCTTGAATTTCTATCTCATCATTCTGTATTATTGTTGAAACTTCCTTTTTATCATTTAACTTTTTTGCAGAATTATTTGAAATTTCATCTTCGCTTAATTCCCATGAAATATGATATCCATCCGAAGCTCCTTTATCCATCCATCTGCCGCCCTGAAAAGATTTAACGGACATTCTCCCAGCGCTAGGGGTATAGACATAATCAATAGCCTCATTTCCTGTCCACGCGTTAGCTATAATACGTCCATATGCGGTATACTTTGTATCGCCCTCTTCCCCTTCAAAAACGATATTTATCTCATTCCCCTTGTCGTTAACCTTGGCGTCTTTAATCTCGCCCAATCTATAGCATTGAATTGTTCTTGATATAACTTCTTGTGCGTTTTTAATGGTATCGGGTATCTTTAAACCGGAAACATGATTTAAAGGTTCAAACATATCAGCTTCGCCACCCATATTAACGATACAAGAACCTATTTTATTGATTTGTGAAGTTAATGTATTTGCCATTGGACTATTTAATTTACACTCCGAAAAAGCACAAATCAAATTATTATGAACGTCTTGTAACGCAGACACAATAGCAGAATCATATTTAATTTCCGAAGTTACATACGACTGTTCATTAGACGCTTCTCTATATGAAGATTCTTTGACAGGAGCCGAATATTTAACTCCACTTAATTGCGCTTTTAATCCTTCAGCTAGAATGTCGCCTGTTATAACTGGGTCTGCATCAATACTCCCCCCAATTAATTTTGCCAATTGTTCTTGTTCTGTTATTTCTCTCATCAATTCTCCTTAGTATTTAGTCTCGTATTGTTGTTGAAAACTCCTCTACACCACAATTAGGGCATCCACCTTCTGTCAATAACATAGATATGACAAATCCACACTTAGTATTTTGACATTGAACAAACTCTATATGATGATTACCTGTATCTTCAATTGATATATCCAATACTTCTAACGCATAATCATTAATTGGCATTCCGTGTGGCGTTCTACCGCTTATTTTTTGTCTTATTAAAGTTGGTTTTGCTTGTTCTATATTCATGATTATTTTATTATACAATTTTTAGGAAACTATTACATATTACTATATAATTCAACGATTAACAAATACAATCCTTTAATTGTTTTTAAAGGAATAATTAACGATATAAAAGAATCAAATTAGATGAAAATAAGAGTATTAATATTTGATGATGAAGACAGCGTAAGGGGACTCTTGTGTAAAATAGTTGCACTTAAAAACTACGAAACTTTTGATTATAGAAATCCATCTGAATGTTTTATATATACGGATGATAAATGTGAGTGTAAACAATCTCAATGTGCTGATATAATTATAACAGATGTTGAAATGCCTGTAGTGAACGGAATTAGTTTCATAAATCATTTGTTATCAAAAGAATGCAAAGCTAATAATATTTTAATAGTTTCAGGTTGCGAAAATTATAAAACTCTAGAAGAAGTTTCTGATAAGAAAATAAAATTCCTAAAAAAACCATTTTCAATTCATGCAGTTTTATCTATATTAGATGAATTTGAAAAAAACATTGATCCTTCAAGAACTCTAATTGATTTTAACACATAAAAATGCACTAAAACTTGTATAATAACACATGGCAACAAAAAAATACTCTTTACCTAAGAAAAGCGGAAAAAATTTCTGTGATGAATTATGGCGTATGCTCGTAAAATTAGAATACGACAATCAATGCCCTATTTGCAAGTCACTAGGAATACCAACCGACGATACTATTCTTAACGCTCATCATTTGATTTCCAGACGAGTTTTCAAGTATAGATGGGATGTTGGCAATGGAATTCTTATATGTCCCAAACATCATGAATTTGATCTGCATATTTCCGCCCACACAGCTCCTTGGGGGTTTGAAGACTGGATGAAAGCGAATCTGCCTGAAAAATATGAGTTATGGGTAAAAAACAGACAAGATATACAAACCGAAGAGAATGCAGTTTACGAAGAGATTTATTACAACTTGGAAAAGCAATACAAAGAAAAAACTGGTAACTTCTATATGATTAAACGGATAAACATGTATATTCTTTCAAAAGACAAAGCGCAAATCGTTTTGTCTAGGCAAATGAATAACACTAGTTTTGCCGAACTTGCCAACCAATATGGCGTCCCTGAATCAACAATGAAAAAGTTTTTAGCACTTTAACTCTTGGTTTGTATCATTTCGACAAAATCAAGCGCAATCATAATCCCTGTTCTTATCCCATCTTCTCTAAGAAATGATGCCATTTTATGCTTTTTGTCAGTTTTATTGCCCGTAAGAACTTGATATGCAAATAGTTTAGCCATTTCAAAGTGCCTTTTTTCTTCTGCCATAATTCTTTCTTTGACTTCTGCTAGTTCCATAATGCCTCCAGTTTTTCTCCATCCTATATCGTTTTGCTAGTTAAAGCTGCAACCATATCCTGCAAATCCTGTTGTGGGTTGACGCCATAACGAATCTCTTTTAGTTTATCCAACACGAATAGATATACTTTTATACATCTATCTACCAACTTGACTTTAATTTCTGGTTCACGATAAGTATTAACATTCGGTGCAATTATATTGTCTCGCAAAAATTTAGTAGTTAATTCAGCCATAAAATCCATTGGAACAGTTTCAGCTCTTGCGGATTTCTTAGTCTTATCTATTTGCCAGTCTTTCACGCCACCTATCTTCTGTATATACTCCATTCTTGCTTCAACTTCTTTTAAATTTTCAGAAGACTTCCTTTTTTCAGTTGGAGTAATTGAATTCTTATGCCATATTGACGATGGATATTTCCCCATTTGCATTAAAGCTGAAACGACTTCATTCCAAGACATTCCCTGACTCCAATATGATGCAGCCGCTAATTGCCATCTTGCCTTCCTAACCATTATATCAGCCAAAACATTCTCGTTTATACCCATATCCATGAATTGACGCATCATTATCAACGAATCTCCATATGAACAGGAATCAAGAACATTGCCAAATTTATACAATATGGCGTCAGAAGAAGATGGGAATGCATTGTCAAGTATAAATTGTTTGGAAACTTCGCTAGGGCATGTCAAAATCAATTTTGTTATTTCAGAGTCTATCATCCCACGATTTCTGCCAACTATTTCAGAAAACAACAAGGCGTTTTCATGGGAAATATTCTTCTTGTACTTCTTAAATCTTTCCTTAATGAATGTTGTGCAATCACTATTTTCTTTTTCAGTAAATTCAGAGCCATTATTGATAATTTTATGGTCTTTATTCTTTTTTATCTCACTTATGAATTCCGCCCACGTTTTATTGAATGTTTTGGTTTTCGGGTCAATATTTATTTGACAATTCGAATCCCAAATTATAAACTTAAGCTTGTCAGAAGATAATTTAACCAACTCTATAATAAACTCTCTAACAGCCTTTTGATTTGGAATGTCCTGAATCAAAATAATCTTATCACTGGAGAAAAAGTCCCCCTGCCCAACGATAGCCCGTATTGAATCGGCACTATCGTCGGTTGCAGAAACAGTATGCCAATTATACTGTGAATATTTTTTCTTCGCAGCATTGACATTGTTTTGGGAAAGTATTTTATCCCCAAAGATAAGAACTGGTGACGGCATGTCCATGATTAATTAGCGTTAGAGCTAGGATCTTCCAAATTATACTTTGAACGTTCAATCGACATGGAATAATAAGAAACATTTGGCTGTGATGGATTAATGATTTTTATACTATTCTTTTTAGAACTTGTTGGTATTAAAATCTTGATATCATCTGCATTGACTGCCTTTAATACATCCAAGAAATGCTTTACATTCCAAACTTTCGTAAATCGTTCACTAACAGCACCAACGGACATATTTGCCTTACATGGGGAATGTCCACTTTCAGATACTCCATATAATGTCAACTGATCTGTTTCAAAATCGAACATAATAGCATTTTTGTTTACTAAAGACACTGTATTCAATCTACTAGCAAGAACCGCCTTTGAAACCGTACATAAATCGCTATATGGCTTGACTAGGAAAAGATCCAATGGCGGATATTTATCTGTCATTTCTTTTTCAGCGGTTGCCATACGAACCAAAAAACCTGGCTGACTCAAATAAATACGGTTCTTTGCATCGTCTCTATAGAATTCCAACGGAACTGCATTAGACGACAATTTACATACATCAGATAACATTTTCAAAGGAACCAATAGATTGTGCTTCCAAGAATCTTTAACGCCAGACGATTCCATTTGTTTGCATGATAGAGAACTGTCCATTGTTATACTGTCTGCGTTTGGCATATTCCACAACGCACATCTAGCAGCATCAGTCGTCACCATATACATCTTTTTGTCAATATGCTGGAATGAAACTGTATCAAAAACATGGTCTCCGTCTTTCTGCATAGCTACGAATCCAATATTCTTAATACCTTCAGATAATTGTTCCAACGGCAAAACAAACAAAGGCGTCTTTATATTGCCTAGTTCAACAGATGGCATTTGAGATGAATCATAACTGTCCA